AAACAACCGGGGCCAGCTCTACCCATCGAACGCGACGCTGGTCGCTAACGCGGTGGCCGAAGCGCAGGCCGCAGCGACGTCCGCGGGCGCCAGCAGTTCGTCCGCTTCAGCTTCGGCGGCATCCGCGCTTGCGAGCGCTCTCGCCGCCGCGGCTTCAGCCAGCAGCGTGAACCTGTCCCTGTATCTGCCGAAGGCGGGAAACCTCGCTGGTATCGGCAGCCCCGCGACGGCGCGCGCCAATATCGAGGCGCCGAAGATAGACGGCTCGGATTTGACCGGGCGTCTCGCGACCACCACAGACGCCTCGGTAACGGACTGGAATAACGCCATAGCGAGCGGCTGGTATTCCGGCGGCGCCGGCGCGGCGAACTCCCCGGACGCCGCACAATTTTGGCTTGTGCAGACGATCGCGTTTGGTGCGCGGACTATCACGCAGATCGCCTACAATGCCGGGAGCGCGAACGTCAGTGTTGAAGCCGTAACACCCTATCGAAGACACTCCTACGACAACGGTTCTACAATTGTTTGGCAGCCGTGGCAGAGTATGGGGCCGGTTCCCGTGGGTTCGACAATTTGGGTTAACGGCATAACGGCGCCGCCTGGCTACATCAAAGAGAACGGAGCGCTGTTGTCGCGCGCCACTTATCCGGCGCTGTACGCCTACGGGGCGGCGTCAGGCAATATGGTTTCAGAGGCCTCATGGTCGGCTAACAGCGGCGCCTTTTCGACCGGCGATCTGTCGACGACGTTCCGCATTCCAGACTCTCGCGGCGAGTTCATTCGCGGCTACGACGACGGCCGCGGCGTCGACAGCGGGCGCGTCCTCGGTGCGCGCCAGGCCGATGATTTAAAATCGCACACGCATAGCGTAGCCGGCGGGACTATAGGCGGTACTATAAACGGGCTGTCTGATGGTTCGAATCGCGGCACACCAATCGCTCCGGCCCCCATCAGCATCAACAGTACGGGCGGCACCGAAACGCGGCCGCGCAACATCGCCAAGCTCGCCTGCATCAAATACTGAGGCCGCAAAATGCAGATATGGCACTATCACAACGCGACTGGCGAACTGCTCGGATCGAGCCTCGCAGATCCTAACCCGATGGAGGCGGGCGAGTGGTTGCTGCCGGCGTTCAGCACGCCAGTAGCGCCGCCCGAGCGCCAGGACGGCCACGCAGTCGTGTTCGCCGGCAGCTCGTGGGCGAACGTGCCAGATCACCGCGACGAAGTCTGGTGGCAGGCCGACGCCGAGTTCAATACCGAGCCCGTCGTCATCGACCGTATCGGAGATCCGGCGGCATTCGAGCCGCCGCTGACGAATGTCGAGCCGCCCGCGCCGCCCGTTGTCGAACCGCCGATCGCTGTCTCGCCGCGTCAGATCCGGCAAGTTGAACTTGCTCGGCCTGCGCGCGGACGTCGAGGCGTGGGTGCAGGCCGCCGATCAGGACACGAGGGACAACTGGCAGTACGCGACCGAGTTCGTCCGCAATAACAACCTGGTCGAAGTGGCCGCGGAAGAACTCGGAAAAACACCCGAAGAGGTCGACGAACTGTTCGAACTAGCCAAAACGCTGTAACTGGTGTATCAAATTGCGGCAGACATATGGATACACAATGCTGACCGCCGCACAGGTTAAAGCGATCGCCGGCCCCGGCGCGAAGCCCGCTCTCGTAGCGGCCGTCGTGCAGGGTTGGTCTGCTGCTGTCAGCAAGGCGAAGCTGACGACGAAAAACCGCGCGTGTCACTTCCTCGCGCAGATCATGACCGAGACCGGCGGCCTGCAAATCCTGAGTGAGAGCGGCGCCTACAAGGCCGACCGCATTCTGCACATCTTCGGCCAGCGCCACAGCGCCAAGATAGGACCAGAAGAGGCTAGGCGCATCGCTGCGTTGCCGGTCGCGCAGCGCGGCCCCGTGCTGTTCAATCGCGTCTACGGCGTCGGCAACCCGAAGAAAATGCGGGAGTTCAACAACACAGGTCCGAATGACGGCTGGCTGTACCGCGGCGGCGGTATGATGCAATGCACCGGCAAGAACAATTATGCCGCGATGGCGAAGAAGACGGGAATGCCGCTCGTCGAGCACCCGGAACTGCTGCACAATCCGGACAGCGCCTTCAAGGCGGCCTACCTCGAATGGATATGCAACGCCGCCGCAGATCGCGACGACGTCGTGGCCGTTCGCAAGATCATCAACGGTGGCACGAATGGGCTGGCCGAGTGCAAGGCCTTCCTGGCGAAAGCGAAGAAGGCGCTCGCCGGTTACAGCGTCGACGAAGACGAAGCCCCCGACAGCTCGAGCAATAGGGCCGAAACGGACCTAAAACTCGAGCCGGCGCCGATGCCAGAAGCGCCAGTCGGCCCCGACGGTGAACTGATCCTGGCGACGAAAAAGAAACTCGACGAGCTCGGCTACCACGAGTTCGGCACGCTCGATTCGGAGTGGGGCGGGCGCACCGTCGCGGCGATTGCCGCCTACAAGCTCGATCGAGGCATGAGCGGGCCGGCGGAAATCGACGACGCGCTGACCGCGCAGCTCAACCGCGACATCGCCGACAAATGGCGGCGGCCGATAAAGGACGAGCGCGCAAAGGCAACGGTCAACGACCTGGCGCCGCACAACGAGGCCATTAAGCAAAACTGGTGGACGCGGTTGTGGGCGAAGATAGTCGCCATTCCGGCCGGCGTTGGCGCGGCTGTCAGCGGTGTCATGGATAAGTTTCCGGACGCAAAAGCGAACTACATCGACCCGGTTATGGACTTCTTCGTCGACGTGCCGGGCTGGCTTTGGTTCGTCGTCGCTGCCGGCGCTGCCGCTGCGATCTGGATCGGAACGCGTAAATCCGACAGCGCCGTGGTCAAGGATTTCCAAGACGGGAAACTGATGCGATGACAGCGCTAGCGGGCATATTCGCTTTTCTGACGTCGCGCGTCGGCGTTTACATCATGATCGGCCTCGTCGCCGGCGGCGTCGCGCTCGGCCTGCGCCAGCAGGGCTACAACGCCGCGAGCCGCAAGTGCGAGGCCGCAGCCAAGCAGCGCGAGATCGAGATCAAGGATCGTGACGTCAAGATCGGCGAATTGCTCGCCAAGGAAGACCAACGCAACCAGACTGAACAAGACAAAGATCGGGAAAAAGATGCCGAGTTTCAGCGCAAGCTCGAAGAGGAACTGGCGAAGCGGCCTGCCGCTGCTCGCTGCCTTCTCACTGAGCCTGATCGTCTCCGGTTGCGCTAGCACGGGCAAAGAGCCGATCGTGCGGAATCTTCCGCCGGCTCCCGGTTTTGCGCAGCCAGTATCCGTTTCGGAGCCTCGCGTCGGCGAGGATCAACTAGCTATTGCAGCGCGCGAAAGAGCAGGGCGCAAACAGAACGCCAACACGATCACCCGCTTTCGCGGCTGGTACGAAGCAGTTCGGAAAAGTTACGGCACTCAATGACCGATTACGGACTTATTGCGCTCTGCATTTCGGGAGCCTTGTTTGCGTTTAACGTCTTCGACCGGGTGTGGGGTGGCGGCAATAAGGCTGCAACGACGCAGGCCGACATGAAGCAGTATGTCAACGAAGAGATCGCCTCGCTTCGGAGAGACGTGTTCTTGAAGCACGACACCACGGAAGGCAATCTCGGGCAGGCGATCGTGGCTATGAAAGATATGTTGCATCAGATGCAGCTCGATGCCGTCACGTTCCGCGCCACGTCCGCCGAGACCTATATGCGGCGCGACAGCTATTATCAGGCGATGGCCGAGCTCAAAACTGACGTCAACGCCGGTCTCGATAAGGTGGACAAGCGTCTTGAACGGATGGAAAACACCATCGCCAAGAACCGAAAAACGGACGGGCTAGGCTGATGCCCGCGCCGAACGCCATCAACCCCCGCACCGGAAAGCGCTTCGACTTCGTCGACCCTGCGCACCAGGACCGCGAAACGATCGAACTGCGCAAGCACGTCAAGCTGCTCGAACGGCAGGCCGCAGCGCTCGAAGCGCGCGACCGCTTCATGCCGTTTATCAAGTTCACGTCGCCAGATCCGGAAGACCCGAACGACTGCAAGAAATCGAAGTATAAAAACGCTCGGCACCACGACGCGCTGGCGCGGGTGCTCGAAGAGGTCGAGAAGGCGAACATCCCGTTCCTGATCCTGTGCATGCCACCGCGGCACGGCAAGAGCGAGCAGGTTTCGCGGCGCTTCCCGGCCTGGTATATCGGCCGGCACCCGTCGCAGAACGTCATCGTAGCGACCTACAGCGACACGTTCGCGGAAGACTTCGGCGCCGAAGTCCGCAGCATCATGAATGCGCCGGCGTTTAAGCAGATTTTCCCGAACGTGAAGCTGCAGCGCGGCGGCACGGCAAAGGACCGGCTGCAGACGACGGAAGGCGGGATGCTGTTCTTCGTCGGCCGTGGCGGCGGCCTGACCGGCCGCGGCGGTCATGTGCTGATCTGCGACGATCTGATTAAGGACGACAAAGAGGCGAACAGCCCGGCGATTCGCAACCAGGCTTGGAACTGGCTGACGAAGGTCGCCATGACGCGCCTCGGCTTCGCCGCGCTGTATCAGCAGCGGCCGAGCCTGCTCGACGGCGACTTGTTCAAGCGCGAGAACGTCCGCTACTACACGAAAGACGAGCGGCCGGAAGAGTTGCGCATGTACGCTGCTTCGGACCATGCGCTCGGCGCTCAACAGCGGAACGACCCGACGCTGTTGATTACGGTCGGCATCAGCAAGCAGAACGATATATACATCATGCCGAAGATATTCTGGCGGCGCGCGCCGACCGACATCGTCGGCGAAGCGATGCTGGACATGGCGCACGACCAAAAGCCGCTGCTCTGGTGGGCGGGGCGGGACCACATCACGAAGTCGATGGGGCCGTTCCTGCGCAAGCGCATGAACGAACGCGAGACCTATATCAACCTTCGCGAAATGCCGACCATCGGCGACAAGGTTCAGGGTGCGCAGTCGATCATCGGTCGCTTCGCGATGGGCAAGGTCTACTGGCCGAAGGGCGAGGATTGGGTGGAGCGGGCGATCAATGAGCTGATGGGGTTTCCGAACGCGCTGCATGACGAATGGGCCGACGTGCTCGGGTTGATCGGTCGCGGGCTGCAGAGCCAGTTCAAGCCGGGTACGCCGGCTGCGAAGCTGAAAAAAGAGCCGGCTTTCGGCACGATCGCTTGGATGAAGCGGAACGACACTTGGGCAAAGGAAAAGGCAGCCGAACAGGCGGCCGGGGGTTTCTGAAATGTCGCTGCTAGATGGCAACCTCGAAGAGCACGCGGAACTGACGAACGTCGTTCCGGACGATACCGATTTGCCGATCGCCTCGACCGATAAGAAGTACGAGGACGAAGAGCCGAACCCGGCCGTCAAGGCTCAAGTCGACAAGATCATCAAAACGATCAAGGCCGACAAGGCGCACTTCGACAAGGCGTTCAAGCGCATGAAGCGCGATATGTTCGTCGCGATGTGGGGCCGCGAAGAGACCTGGTCGGAGAACAACTACAAGGCCAACATCGCAGGCCGTCACGTCAAGCAGAAGACGGCGACGCTGTACGCAAAGAACCCGAAGGCCACCGCGAAGCGGGCCGAGCGGCTTGATTTCGCCATTTGGGACGAAGACCCGCAGTCGATCATGCTAGCCATGCAGGCGATGCAGCAGAACGCCGTGCTGGAACAGCAGCACGCGGCGATGCAGTCGACGGCCATCCGAGCGGTTCAGACGGACCCGGTCGCGGCGTCCGTGATGATGGGCCACAACGGCGGCCCGTCGATGGCCGCCGAGATCATGCAGCCGTTCCAGCCGTCGCCCGAAGCGATGCAGGCGAACGCGCTGCTCGAAGACTTTCAGCAGGGCATGGAGCGCCGCAAGCTGATCGATAAAGTCGGCAAGACGCTCGAAATTCTCTACGCGAAGGCGCTGCGCGAGCAGAAGCCGGTCGACTTCAAGATGGCCGCGAAACAGCTCGTGCGCCGCACCGCCACGACAGGCGTCGGCTACGTCGAGCTCGGCTTCCAACGCGAGTACGGGCCGCGCCCCGGCATGGCCGAGCACCTGGCCGACGCCAAGGCCCGGCTCGACCATCTGCGCGTCCTGTCTGAAGATGTGAAGTCCGGCGAGATCGAGAGCACCGACGCCGAAATGGCCGAGCTCGAAGCGTCGATGGCGGCGCTTGAATCTGAGCCCGAGATCCTGATCCGCGAGGGCCTGATCTTCGATTACCCGCGATCGACGAAGGTCATTCCGGATCGTCTGACGAAGACGCTTGTCGGCTTCATCGGCGCCCGGCACCTGACGATCGAGTACGAATACACGCTGCAGGAAATCCGCGAGCTGTTCGGGAAGGACCTGAAAAACTGCGCGACGTTCACGCCGGACGGAAAGTCGTTCGGCGAGGTCGCCGGCGACACGTTCGACGAGGACGGCAACGGCACGAACATGAAGCAGGGCGGCGGCCTTGTGCGCGTCTGGAAACACTACGACAAGCCAAGCGGCCTCGTGTACCTGGTCGCCGAAGGGCATCACGAGTTTCTGCGCGATCCGGCGCCGCCGGACGTGTTCGTCGAGGACTTCTGGCCGGTCTACGCGCTGACCTTCAACGAGGTCGAAAGCGAGAACGACCTGTTCCCTCCGTCCGACGTGCATCTGCTGCTCGATATGCAAAAAGAGCACAACAGATCGCGCCAGGGCAAGCGCGAGCACCGCGAAGCCGCGCGCCCGCGTTGGGGTTACGCGAACGGGTCGCTGGACGAGGAAGACGTCGAGCGCGCCAAGAAAATGAAACCGTTCGACGTGATCGGCTTCAACGTCGATCCGAACACCGATTTCGCCAAGGTGTTTCAGGCGATGCCGGTTCCCGGCGTCGACCCGAACCTCTATGACACCAACGAGAGCTTCACGGATGCGCAGCTTGTCGTCGGCGCGCAAGAGGCCCAATTGGGCGGCACGTCGAGTTCGAGCGCGACCGAAGTCGCCGTGGCCGCCGGCAGCACCGGCACGTCGGACAGTTCGAGCGTCGACGATCTCGACGCCTTCATGACCGTTATCGCTCGGGCGGCTGGGCAAATATTCCTACGTGAAATGTCGGAAGAGACCGTCAAAGCCGCGGTCGGCCCGGGCGCGGTGTGGCCGCACATGACACTGGCCGATATCGCGGGTGAAGTGTTCCTCGAAATCGAAGCCGGATCGATGGGCAAGCCGAACCAGGCGATCGAGACGAAGAACTGGCGCGAAATGCTGCCGATGCTGATCCAGCTCCCGGGCATCAAACCGATGTGGCTGGCTCGGGAGACGCTGCGCCGGCTCGACGATCGCATGGACCTGACCGACGCAGTTGCCGAAGGCATACCGTCGATCGCGTCGATGACGCAGAACCCGCAGCCGTCCGCGGCGGGGGCCGTCGACAATCCCGCGGCGCGAGGCGCGCAGGGCGCGAACAACGCGCCGGCGGGGCCGTCTGTCGTGCCGCCGGGCAGTGAGGCGCCGATGGGAGACAACCGTGTTTAAGGCTTTTTGTACCAAATGGCTTGATAGTTAGACATACACGAGATACAACCACCACCGCAGCATAGGGATTTGTATGCGTATCACTAACCAAACGGACGACATTGAAGAGCTGGAATCGTCCACCAGCAACGAAGACCCGGATGCCGTGACGAACGTGTCTGACGACACTGCCGTTACCGACGCGAATTCATCCACCGCGACCGACGAAAACGATGCAAGCCTTCTCGACGTTGTCCGCGATGTGGTCAGCGAGCGCGAAGCCCCTGCAGCGGCGGCCTCGTCAGCCGACGGCACGGAAGCCGGCGCACTTGACGCCGACGGAAAGCCGATCCCAACTGGACCGGACAACGAAAACTATCTCGACGTCCCGTTCAACAAGCATCCTCGATTTCAGGCGCTAATCGCGCAACGGAATGGCTTTCGCGAAGACGCAGGGCGTTACCAAAACGTCGTGAACTATCTGAGCGAGAACAATCTGACTTCTGACGAAGCTGCCAACGCGCTTCATACCTTCGCGCTTGCGAAGGTTGATCCTGCCAAGGCGTTCGCAGAGCTGAAGCCGTGGTTGCAAGAACTCTTGGTGGCGGCGGGCGAAGTCCTGCCGAGCGATCTTCAGGCGCGTGTCGATGCCGGCGAGTTCAACGCCGCGACCGCGATGGAGATCAGCCGCGAACGCGCGAAAGCAAAATCGTTCGAGAAACGCCAAGGGTTTGAAGCGCAGCGCCAGGCGCGAACTTCGCAGACGAATCTCGTCACGGAGCTCGTGAGTACCGCTGACAGTTGGGTGGCGGAACGTCGCAGCAAGGACCCGAACTTCGCGGCCAAAGAGCCCCGACTTCAGCGGGAGATCGCGTTTCTTCAGCAGCAGGAAGGCAGGCCTCAAGACAAGGCCGGCGTTCTGGCGCAGCTCAAAAAGGCCTACGACGCCGTGAACAAGGATTTCACGCCGCCGGCAGCCCCAAAGCAGCAACAGCAGCAGAAGAGACCCGCGATCAAGCCCGTGGTGGGTGGGGTAGTCACCGGCACAGTCCGTGAGAAGCCGAAAACCACGCTCGAAATAGTTCGGGCGAATCGGCGTCAGAACACGGGCTAAGATCAGGGTTTTTGTAACATGGCCTTCACGGCAGAAGAAATCGCCAACATCAACAACTCGGCGTTGGAAGCCTATATCGACAAGGGCAAGGTTTGGGCGCAGAACATCGCGAACAAGCCGATGCTTCAGGCGTTCAACGCCGCGGCCGGCAAGTTTTCCGGCGGCAAAGACTATGTCTCGTTCGGCGTCAAGGCCGGACAGGGCGGGGGCACGCTAACCGGCTATTCCGGCGACGACCAGCTCAACTACTACAACCCGACTGGCACCAAGCGCGCCAAGTTCCAGTGGAAAGAGCACTTCATCGGCGTGCAGATCACGCACACCGAACTGAAGATCGACGGCATCAACGTCGTCGAGGACGGCGCCGATCAGTCGACGAACGACATGGACGGCGCCGAAGAGCATCGCCTGGCCCATCTGCTCGACGAGAAGATGGACGACCTCGGCGAAGACTACGCGTTCAGCCTCGATCGCCTGATCCACGGCGACGGCACGTCCGACGCGAAGGCCCTCGCAGGCATCCAGTCGATCATTCTGGAATCGCCTTCGGTCGGCTCGACTGGCGGTCTCTCGCGTGTCGCTCAACCGTACTGGCGCAACCGCGCCGCCACGGTCGCGAACGGACTGGCCGGCGGCCAGGGTGCGATCACCAGCGCGACGACTGCGGGCGGCGTCCTGATCGAGTTTCTCGAAAAGGAATGGCTGCAGCTCTCGAAGTTCCGGAAGGGTACCACGAAGTACCGGATCTTCGCAGGCTCCGACATCATTGCGGCTTACCGCAAGGAAATGCGCGCGAACGGCTACTACACCATGACCGGGCTGAAAGGTACGGTCGACGGTTCGCAGGGTGACGTCGAATGGAAGGGTATCAATATCGAGTGGGACCCGACGCTCGACGATCTCGGCCTTGCCAAGCGCATGTACGTCATCGACATGAGCAAGACCGGCCTGCGTTTGCTGTACATGGACGGCAACCGCATGAAGAAGCACAACCCGGCGCGTCCGTATGACCGCATGGTCATGTACAACGGCCTTTCGATGACCGGCGTTATGGTCGCGAAGCAGCTCAACACGTCTGCGGTGTACGATATCACCTAAGACAACTTGATACGGCGGACGCCTTCGGGCGTCTGCCTCTGCTCTCGGTTTCACAATTCAGGTTCTCGGAAAGGACCAGTCCAATGCTCGTTAATCGTACTGCCCGCGTCGAAGCGGTGCTCGCCGCAGCGGTCGCCAACGCGGCGACCTTCGATATCGCCTATCCGGCCGGCACGTCTCAGAAGACGTTCAATGCGGGCCTCGCTGGCCCCGGCTCTTACGTCATGCTCAATGACAACGAGAAGTGGACCGAAGCGGCCGGCAAGATCGCCGTCAGCTACGGCGCTTCGCTTATCACCGTGACGAACAACTCGGGGTACACCTGGGCCGCCGGCACGCGGGTTATTCTCGGCGCCGACATTCAGGATGGCAACGAGATTTTGCTGATGCAGATCCCGGTCGATCTCGTTTCTGTCGTGGGCGCCGGCGACGTCATGACCGATATTCGGCCCGGTGTTTACGGCACCATCGAATATTGGGAGCTCGTTATCACCAAGCCGGTTACGACCGCCGCGAAGGCTGCGTCGTTCAATCTGGAAATCGACACGACCAACGTCACCGGCGGCGTTATCGCCCTGACGTCGGCCAATGCCACGCCGCTCGGTAAGTCGGTGCCTGGCGCTGCGATCACCGGCGCCAACGCGCTGACGCCGGAAAGCACGCTCTCGATCGAGTCCTCGGCCGTGACCGCGTTCGCGGAAGGTCAGGGTTTCTTCAACATCCGTATCCGCAAGACGCCCTCGAACGCGTTCTAAGCGAAATTGAGCGGGGCTTCGGCCCCGCTCGACTACCCCGCAATCATCAACTGACCACGGAGAGTTTCTATGCAGCGCGCGAATTGTCTCGTTTCACTCGGCGGCGATCACGGCAACACGGTCCCGAAGTGGCTCTGCACGGCGGCGGAAATCGCTGTCCTGCGCGAGATCCACGGCGACGACGCCGTCAACGAAATCGAGCCGGTCGACGAGATCAAGCGCTCGCACCGCGACGAGCGGGGCCGACTGCTCGCCATCTACGGCGGCGCGAAGTACCCGGATCAGAAGCCGATCGTCGAGAGCATGTTCCCCGGCGTCGCGGCGCGCGTGTTCGAAACGCTCGGCGAGCTCGACCTGGACGAGAGCTTCTTCAAAGCGACGGGCCGCCTGAAGGCGAAGCCCGCCGCCGAGCCTGTCGAGGCCGAAGCGGCCGATGACGCACCGGCATTCGACGCGGACGTGGTCGAAGGCGACGAGGATGACGAAGAGGGTGTCGGCGACGACATGAACGACGACGTTGCCGCGCAAGCCGCAGCCGAACAGGCTCGGGCGGCGCAGGAACGCAAAGACAAGGCGGCAGCGAAGGTAGCAGCCAAAGCCGCAACGGCCCGGGCCACCAAGAAAAAGAACAGCATCCTCGACTGAAGGGTTCTTGACCGATGGCGCGTGGCCTGACGCTCGTTAAGCTGCTGGACAATCTGCGTACCGAGCTGCACGCCTCGCTGAACCCGGCTCACAACAACCAGGTTCGCGACAAGCAAGTCGCGTTCCTGCAGAGCACCCAAGAGTGGCTGTGGGAAGACTTTACCTGGCCGCATCTTCGCGTGTTCCGGAATTACCAGCTTCAGGCCGGGCAGTACCTCTACGACATCGGCGCCGACTTCGACATCGACCGAATCGAGAAGATCGAAGTCAAGGACGGCGGCGTGTGGCGGCCCGTGCTGCCGGGCATCGACGCAGCCCATTACGCCGCGCACGACACCGAGCTCGACCAACGGTCCTGGCCTATCCGCCGCTGGCGGATCGCCGAGAACGAACAGATCGAAGTGTGGCCGCGGCCGGACACGAACGGCACGCTCGCCGATCTCGAAGGCTACTTCAAAGTCACCGGCATTCGGAAGCTGCGCCCGCTTGTTGCCGATGACGATCGCTGCGATTTGGACGCGCAACTGATCTACCTGTACGCCGCCGCGAAATCGTCGCCGGGGTCGCAGGAAGGCAAGTTCGCCTTGAACCTTGCGAACAAGCGGCTGGCGAAGCTGAAGGCAAACCTGACGCCGCGCCGGCAGTTCAAGATGTTCGGCATCGGCCGCTGTGAACCGCCCCGCCGCATGTTTGTCGGGCAGTATCGACCGCCGAGCACCTGATGGGCACGATCTGGCTTAAAGACTTCAAGGGTGGGCTCGACACGCGGCGAATGGCCGTGACGCTTCCGGGCGGCTCGGTCATTCGCGGCAAGGACGGTCACACGAACCGCGGCGGCGAGTTCGAGCAGCGCGCGGCGTTCGTGGAAGAATTTGAACTGCCGGCGGGCCTGACGGTGGGCCTCTCGAACGATCGATCTGGCCTATACGTGTTTGGCTCGGTCGCCGCGCCGGCCATGCCTCGCGGCGTGACGTACCAACGCTTGCAGCACCCTGACGGCATAACGCCTATTTTCCGTATTCTGTCGACCGATCTATTCGCGAACAAAATCTACGCAGTGGCCGAGTTCGGCGACGGCACGGTCTATCACTATTACGACGGCGTCCGCGTCACCGACTGGCAGGACGGCCGCGCACGGTTTTCGTTCCGCGTGACGGGCGGCGGCATTCAGCCCGCGACCGCTGCGACGGGGTCGTTCACCGTCTCCGGCGGCTCAGCGAGCGTCGTCAACACCTTCGCAGAAGTGAAGCTGAACGGCGTCGATATTCTCGGCGCGCCCGTGCAACACACGGGCAACAACAGCACCACGGCGGCGGCCATCGCCGCGCAGATCAACACCTTCATTTCCGCCCCGAACTACACCGCGGCGGCGGTCGGCGCCGTTGTGAACATCACGGCATCGGCCACGGGCACGGCCGCGAACGGTCTTTCTCCGGTGCTGACGCTGACCGGCGACGTCGCCGCAACCGGCATAACGGCGTTGTCCGGCGGCACGGTTTCGGCGCCGTCGCACCTGGCCGATATCACCGTGAACGGCGTTTCGATCCTGAACGTTGCAGTCGATTGGGCGACGAGCAACGAGGCGACGGCCGAAGCAATTGGCGCCTCGATCAACGCCTACGCGTCGACGCCGGACTACACCGCCACGGTGGTCGGCGACAAAGTGAACGTGATTGCCGTTACCACCGGCACAGGGCCGAACGGCTTCGCAGTCGCCACGTCGGTTCTGCGCAATCTCGTTTTGACGCCGGGCTCTGGCGTTCTCGCCGGCGGCGTCGCGCCAGGCGTTGTTTTTCAAGCCGGCACGTTCGCGAAGACGGTCGGCTCGAAGGTCTATGTCGCGAGCGGCCCCAATCTGCATTTTTCCGGGGTGCAGCTCCCGACAGGTTTTCAGTCGCTCAACGTCGGCGCCGGCTTCATCGATATGTCGACGGAGGCGGCAGGGTCTGAAGAGCTGCAGGCGATCGCGACCTACTTGCAATACATCGCCGTGTTTGCGGGCCGCGTGACGCAAATATGGTACGTTGACCCGGACCCGGATCTCAACAAGAAAGCGCAAGTCCTGTACAACACGGGCACGATCAGCCCGCGCACCGTGACGCAGTTCGGGGACAACGGCCTATTCTACCTCGACGAAAGCGGCCTCCGGTCGCTGAAGGCGAGAGACTCGTCGAACGCAGCATCGACAACCGACATCGGCATCCCGGTCGATACGCCCGTCGTCGCCAAGTTGGCGTCATTGACACCTTTGCAGCGCAGCCAGGTACTAGGCTTGATCGAGCCGTCTTCGGGCCGGTTCTGGCTGATATTCCCCGACGAAATTTTCGTCTTCAGTCTCTTCGAGGGGTCGAAGATCAGCGCATGGTCGACCTACACGCCCGCCGTCGACAATGTTGCATTTACGGTTAACGACGCGATCGTCCTGAAGAAAAAGGTCTACCTAAGATCCGGCGACAAAATCTATGTTTACGGCGGGCTCGGCACCACCGTAGCCTACGACAGCACGTCGCCTGAACTGTGGACGCCGTATCTGGACGCGGGCGCCCCGGCGAAAAAGAAGCAGTTCAACGGTATCGACGTCGCCTGCGAGGGCGAATGGATCGTCAGCGCGGGCATGAGCCCCAAAAATTTGCTGGCCTCGGACAAGATCGCGACCGTCGACAACACGACCTACGAAGACGAGCGCATACCGTTCGAGGCCGAAGCGACGCATGTCAGCCTGCGCTTCAAGGGTGTCGGCAGTGGCCCCAAAAAGATCGGGGCGGCGGCCATCCACTTCGTTGGCGAACAGGCAGACGACGGATGATTACGGTTCGCCTAGCACTGGCCGACGAAGAGAACGCCTACGTGGAGCTGGCAAGGGCAGGGGTTGCCGAGAGCTATCCGGACCAGGTTTTCAGCGAGGAAGCGACTCGGGCGACATACCGGCGTTATCTGGAAACGGCCCACCCGACGATCTTTTTCGCTGTGGACGGCGAGCGGGTGATTGGCGCGATTCAAGCAACGATCTCGGCTTACGATTTTGCCGATGGCATTTTCACCACGTTATGTGGTACATTCGTTCACCCGGACAAGCGCGGCACTCGGGCGGCCGCACTTCTGCTGTCAGAGTTTACCCGTTGGAGCGACCAGCTAGGGGCGGTCGAAAGCACGGGCGGCAACGACAACAATCTGACGACAGAACGCACCACGCGGCTTCTCGGCCATTTCGGCTTTGAGCCGGTCGGAACGTTCGTCAGACGCAAGCACGGGGCGACCAATGGCACTAAAAGGCGGTAGCGACGACGCGGCAGCGCGGAATGCCGCGCAGGCGCGAGCCGACGAGCAGGCCCGGCAGGCCAAGGTTCGCACCGGCACAGCCAAGATAAATGCGCTCTTCGACGGCACGCCATACACGCCGCCGGTAGCGCCGGAAAACCCTTTCGGGGTGGGAGGGCGTTTCGGGCCGGCAGGGCTTATTGGTCAGGACACCACGCCGACGACGCCGGACCCGCTCGCTGGCAACACCTTCAAAGGTTTCACCGAAGACTTCTACAAGGGCCGCGAGAAGGCCTATTCGGACTTCGCGACGCCGCAGCTCGAAGACCAGCTCGCCGACGCGCGCAAAAAGCTGACGTTCGCGCTCGCGCGTTCCGGCACGCTGAACAGTTCGATTCGAGCCGACAAAGAGGGCCAACTGGCGAAGGAAGCCGGCACCGCGCGGCAGGGCATCGCCGATACCGCACTCGCGCAGGGCAACCAGGCGCGCAACGCCGTCGAAGGCGCTCGCTCGGATCTTATCAACACGCTGACCAGTACGGGCGACGTCGACAGCGCGGTTCGTGGCGCGCTCGCCCGATCTACGGCCCTATCTGCGCCAACGCAGTTCAGCCCGATCGGCTCGCTGTTCGCCAACTTTACCGGCGCGCTCGGTACGCAGGCAGCGGCCGAACGCGCGCAGTATTACAGCAACGGTGCAGTCAAGGCGCCGTTCAACACTGGCCTGTTCGCGCCTAGCAGCTCTGTGAAGGTGACGTAAATGGACCCGCTTACACTCGCATTGCTCGGCGGCGGTTCGTCCATCGTCGGCTCGTTCCTGAACAGCGGCGCGCAAGACAAGGTCAACGAAGCGCGCAACGCTGTCATTCAAGCCGAGCGCGCCAGGCAGGCCGGCTTCGACACCGAGACAGGCAAGCTGAACGATCAGTCGCTCGGCCGCTACGTCAATTTCGACACGCAGATGGACGCGAAGAAATCGGCCCTCGCCGAAATGTTCAAGACGCCCGTCGTGACGCCGAACACGCAATACACGGCCGCGCCCCTGCCGCCCGTGTCGTCCGATCTGGTCGCTCGTGAAGTCGCCAATAAAGGCGATATCGCGAAGGCCTATGTCGATCACCAGGGCGACACGCTCGCCAACCTGCGTTCGTTCGGCGATCTCTTCGCCGGCATCGGTCGCGGCCAGGCGCGCGACGCGCAGATCGTCGGCCAGATCGGCGGTTTCAAGAAAGGCTCGGCGGCCGTCGAGCAGTTGGAGCTCGACAACGCGAACCGCGCCGGCAACGACATGAAAATGTGGGCCGACATTGCATCGGGTCTCGGCAAGGTCGGTCTGACCGCCGGACTGTCGGGCGCATTCGCACCGGCCGCTGCCGTAGCTGGCGGCACCGTTCCCGGCGCGGTGGGCGCGACGTCCCTTGGCGGCGCTCCGCTGGTTGGCGTTCCGTCCAACGTCTTCGCGAGCGGCGCGACGCCGTTCCTGACTTACGGGAGAGCATAAGATGCCGGTTCGCAAAAACGGCTACTACGCCGATCCGGCTCTCGGCACCGCATTTGACAATCTAGCGGCGGCGTTCGCAACGCCGACCGGCGCGGACGTCTACGGCTACACGCGAGCGTCGGCCGAGCGCGAGAAGGCGGCGCGGCTCTCCGAACTGTTCGCCAACCCGGACGACCCGAACTTCGATCGCAAGAACATCGCGGCAGGCAACTACACGCCGATCCAGAGCTTCTACGCGCAGAACCAGAACGACAGCACGTCGCGGCGCAATGTCGACGTGACCGCCGGGGCGTCGCGCGACGTCGCGAACATCAACAACGCCGGCGCACTCGCGCGGCAATTCGCTACGCCCGTTCTCGTCAATCAAGATCAGACAGCGTACCTGCCGGCGCAGACGGCTGCAGCTACTGGCCTGCCGGGAATGTTCCGCGGCAACGTCAGCACCAACCCGGGCGAGACAGTCACGCTGCCGACCGGCGAAGTTATCGCAGGCGCACCGAAGCCGATGACGAACACCGAAGTCGCGGGTGCGATCCTGCAGAGCTTGCCGAAGAACGAGCAGCGGGCCGTCGCATTGGCCCCCGCCGGCGTCTCGGCAATCGTCGGCAAAGATGGCAACCCGACGAACGTCTTTACCGCGGACGCCGTCGGCGCGCAGCCCTACGAGAAGGACACGCGCCAGCCGCAGAACGCCAACTACAAGACGCCCGATGGCAAAATCGGCACCGCCACTATGAAAGACGGCAAATGGGTCGATACGCAAACCGGCGTCGACCTTCCCGCCGGCAGTCAGACGTACACGGCCAATTTGCAGGGCAACAAGGACGATACGGGGCTTGGCGTCGGCACGAAGAACAACATCGACAGTATGCTTGTCGATCTGTCGCTGACCGAATCGACGTCGAAGTCGCTGCGCAACATCGTCCAGAGCAACCCGGCAGTGCAGGGCATCGCGGGCAATATCCGCGGCACCGTGCAAGACGTCTTGCAGGCCGGCGGCGAAGTCGGCCAGTTGTTCAACGTCAACATGAAGAAGATGGAGGCGGATATCGCCGCCGGTCGCGTCGACCCGGCCGTCGCGCAGAAGTTCGCGAACTTCGACCCGAACATTCCTGCGGCGGCCATGCTCGAAACGCTGCTCACGGCGCAGGTCGCGAAGCTGCTCGACCCGAACGGCCGGATCTCGAACGACCGCTACCAGCAAGTCGCCAAGGCGATCGGCGCCGGCGGCTGGACGTCCAACACGGCCAAGACGCTCGCTACGCTCGACCAGGTCGACAAGATGATTACCGATCGTCGCGCCATCCTGGCGCCGGTTCGTCCGGACGCGGCGAAGATCGGGCAAGCGCCCGCTGCGGCAGCCTCGCCGGCACCGACAGCGGGCGCACCTGAAATATGGGAACGTGGGCCGGACGGCCAGCTTAGGCGTGCGCAATGAGCCGAACGATCCAGTTCGAAGGCCGAATCATCCAGGTACCAGACGACGCGACCGACGCGACCGACGCGGACGTCGCGGGCATTCTGTCGGCCCCGCCCGCGCCGGATCTTCCGAGCGTGGCCGCTGGCGCGAATGCCGAACTGGCGCAACAGCCTGGCGCGCTCGACGCGAAGAACGCCGCCGATCTCGCCGCGCTCACGCCGCCGGCAGCACCCGCGACGTCTTGGCTGGATACGCTGAAGCGCGCCGTCGTGGGCGGCCCCGATTCGCGCGGCGCGATGGGCGTCCTCGATCAGGGCGTGCGCGGACTGGCGCAAGGCGTCACGACGGTAGCCGCTTTGCCGGTAGATATCGCCGCAGCCGGCAAGGATTTGCAGGCTGCAGCGGCTAGAAAGCTTGGCGCCCCGGACGGCCTCATCGAAGCGCTTCAATCGTACAACCCCGTCGTCAACGCGCTCGCGAGAGTGCAACCGTATGTCGGCTCCGAAGCGCTGCATGGTTATATGGACAGCGCCAACCGAGCAACGGCCGACACTTTGGGTGTTACGCGCCCGGTCGAGAAGGGCCAGAACATCTTCGAGCGCGGGGCGAACCGTGTCGGTCAAGAGATCGGTGCTGCGGCTGTGCCCGTCGCCGGCGCGATCGGATATGGCGCGAAGGTTGGTGTGGACGCCGCGCGCAAGCTGCCCTTGCTCGCGCGAATGTTCGTCGAACCCGCTGCGATCAGCCCGTTCAAATTCGCGTCGAAAGAAGGCGCTACGGCGCTGACGGCCGGTACTGGCGCGGCTGGCATAAACGAACTCACGGGCGGGGCGACCGCAGATAAAATGAGCGGCTGGCAAGCCGCGGGAGATATCACTGGCGCGCTTCTCGGCGCACTGAGCCTTGGCACGGCCCGCACGGTCGGCAAGCCGCTGAAGGACATCTATCAGGCCGTTACGCCGTGGAACCGCGAGAATTTTAGTAACGACGTCGTTAAGAACACCGTCACTGACCGAATCATCAACAACGCCGACAACCTGCCGAAAGTAGAAGGCCAGCCGGTTGACACCGCGCCGCTCGTCAACGCGATCGTAGGCGGTCAGCGCGTGGACGATACGATACCCGGCTTCAAGGAAAGCCTAGCTGACCGAACGCGCGATCCGGGCATCGCGGCGCTCGAATACGGCCGTCAGTCGAGCCCTACCGGCGCAGGCATGTTTAACGCGCGCCGCGCCGAGAACACCGCCGCGGTCGACAACGCCATGAACGCCAACGCACCGGACGGCAATCCGGCGAATTTGCGCGCCGAGCTCGAGGGCGAGCGGAACCGCCGCTTGACCGACGCGGAAGTCTTGGCGCTCAACGCCCAAGAGGAAGCCGCCCGCGCGGCCGGCGCCGTCACGCCGCAGAGCACGGCGGCGCAGCGCGGCAACACCGTTCGTACCGCGTTGGAAGACGCCCGCGGCGCAGCGCGCGACCAGACAGAGGCCGCCTACGCGAACGCGGACGTGAACCGGCGACCGATTGATGCGACAGAGCTGTCGGCCACGATCGACAACGCGGTAGCGCCGCTGACGGAAGTCGAGCGGGGCTTGCTGCCGCAGGCGACGCTCGATCGCGTGCGACGGCTCGGCCAGGCCGGCGAGCAGGCACCCACGCCGACAGGCATTCTCGACGAATATGGCAACCCGATCACGCGGCCGCCTGAAGCGCCGCCGCCGGTCGATATGAAGGAAGCGACGGATCTGCTGTCTGAACTGAGCCGGTTGGAACGCGCCGCGCTTGCCGACCCGCGCGCCGAGAAAGGCGGGCGGAATGCCGCGCGTGTCATCGGCCAAGTCTCTGATGCCGTCGAGGGCTTTGTGGGGCGCAGTCTGCCGGAAGCCGACCGCGAAGCGCTGGCCGCGGCCCGTCGAGCCAAATTCAACGAGGCCGAGGCATTCACCCGCCAGGGCGATCCGGTCGCGCAGGCCGTGTCGCGCTACGAGGGCGGGCAGCCGCGCGTGCGCGATGACCGCGTCGCCGGCCTGTTTACAAATCCGCAAGCGATGGATCGGCTTTTCGCACAGGCCGACACTCCGCAGACCCGGGCCGCGATTCGCGAGGAAGTCCTGTCGCGCGGCGACACTACGAGCGCGCAGCGCATTCGCGATTTCACCGGCGCTTTCGGCGAACAAGTCGATCGTTTCCCCGGCCTGCGCGCCGAACTGGACGCGGCAGCGACCGCGCGGGAGGCCGAAGCCGCGGCGCAAGGCACACACCAGCGCATGACGCGCGAGCTCGGCACACCCGATCGGCCGGGCACGAGCGCCGTCGGCCAGTACCTTAAATACGGCAACGAAAAGTCGCAGGATGCCTTGAAGACGGTTATCTCGTCGCCCAAGCCTGCTGAAGCGATGGACGAAATGCTGCGCTTCGTGAATGACGCGCCCGAAGCGGTGGCTGGTGCGAAGAAGGCGTTCTGGGATTTGATGCAGAGCAGGGCGCGCTCGAACGGCGAGACAACGAAGGGCCTCGGCGATACGCAGCCGTGGATGCCGAACCGCCTGAAGAACTTTCTCGACAACCCAACCCATCGGGCGGTCGCCGAGCGGCTGTATCGCGATGATCCGGAGCACCTAGGCAATCTGGACAAGATCGCGGACGCGCTGCAGAATGTCGATCTGCGGTCCCGCGCGAAGGTGCCAAACACATCCGGCACGGCACAGAGCATCAGCAACGTACTAACGCCGGAAACGCTACAGAGCCGCGTTTTGGCCTACAAGCGCGGTCAGATATCGGGCGGCTTCCTGATAACCGCGCTTGGCTCGGTGCTGGCCCGCCGCTTGGTGCGCGGCGCGCAGGGTGAGGCCATCGAAAAACTCACCGATAGGGCGTTGCTTGACCCGGATCTCGCTGCGCAGCTTCTCAAAGAGAACAACCCGGCGAATCGGGCCGCGCTCGCGCGCACCGCAAAGGCCTATCTCGGCAACGAGGCCTCGACGCTGACCGACATTCTCGACGGCGAGCCGGCCGATCCCGTGAAGGGCGCGATCATGAAGAAAGACGACAATGGTCGGTAGCACCGCCTACGCGATGGCCTGGCTTCAGAAGCGGGGCTACCTGCCGCACCAGGCCGCGGCGATGGTCGGTCACGGGATGCAGGAAAGCGGACTGCGCACCGATGCGACCGGCGACAATGGGACCGCCAAGGGCATCTTCCAGTGGCGCGGCGATCGGCTGGCCGGGCTGCACAGCTTCGCCAAAGCGGCGGGTCAGGACCCGAACAACATCGACACCCAGCTCGCCTACATGGATCACGAGCTCAACACGACCGAACGGAAGGCCGGCGATGCGCTGCGGGCCTCGACGGACGTCAGGGGCGCAACTCGAGCCGGCATGATGTTCGAGCGGCCGGCGGGCTACACGGCCGACAACCCGGAAGCGGGGCACGGGTGGGCGAACCGATACGGCGAAGCCTCGCGCCTCGCCGGGATGCCCATCGACCCGTCAGCGGCGGCGCCACAGACGGCCGGGTTAAACCCGGGCATGTTGCGGCCGTCGGTGCTGCCAGGCCCGCCGGCGACCCTCGCTGCGGCCTTCCTGCCGGTCCCGCCGGACGACGAGATCGCCCGGGCTCGGGCGGTGGCCGTCGCACAGGAACAAGAGCAGCGCCGGGCGCTACTCGGCGGCGGAATCGGGCAGCTTTTCGCCTAATCACAAGTAGATGTATGCCACTTTCACGCCCGCTAGTTGGGCGTAAAAACGTGCGCGTTTTTGGGCGCAAAGCGCCCAATTTGGGCGCGTTTTGTGATACAATATGAGCTACAGAGCCCCATACAGAGCCGTTAGAATAGCATACATTTCAGAGCTTAAAGGCAGCATCTCAGCAAATACAACGAGATACAAAACCGGCGGTGATAGTGTTCGGAATACTCACGAAAGCGCTTCCCGGCACCCGGTCTGACCTCAAATCCGGCCCCCGCGGGAGGCTGAACCGGTTGATATCTACATAGTATAGGCAGGAGCGCCATGCGAGCCATTGCGTGTCCCCGGAATTCGACGTAACCAGCCGCAAACCCACTGGAAATCGGGCATGACCGACCGCAAAAACGGCCTCACTTACGCCGATTCAGGCGTCGATATCGACGCGGGCAACCGCCTGGTCGACCTCATCAAGCCGATGGTGCGCGCCACCGCACGGCCGGGCGCCGACGCCGAGATCGGCGGCTTCGGCGGCCTGTTCGACCTCAAGGCGGCCGGCTTCAAGGACCCGGTCCTCGTGGCCGCGACCGACGGTGTCGGCACCAAGGTCAAGATCGCGATCGAGACCGGGCTGCATGGCGGCATCGGCATCGACCTCGTTGCCATGAGCGTCAACGACCTCGTGGTGCAAGGGGCCGAGCCGCTGTTTTTCCTGGACTATTTCGCCTGCGGCAAGCTCGATCCCGAGGCCACCGCCGCGATCGTCGCGGGCGTCGCGGAGGGGTGCCGCGAATCCGGCTGCGCCCTGATCGGCGGCGAGACCGCGGAGATGCCCGGCCTCTACAAGGACGGCGATTATGACCTCGGCGGCTTTGCCGTCGGCGCTGCGGAGCGCGGTACGCTGCTGCCGCGCAAGGACATCGCCGCAGGCGACGCCGTGATTGGTCTTGCTTCGTCAGGCGTGCATTCCAACGGCTTCTCGCTGGTGCGCAAGATCGTGGAACAATCCGGTCTCGGCTTCGCGGCACAGGCGCCGTTCGCGCCCGTGATGACGCTCGGCGGCGCGCTGCTGACGCCAACGCGGCTCTACGTCAAATCCTGCCTGCGCGCGATCCGCGAGACCGGCGCGGTGAAGGGGCTTGCCCATATCACCGGCGGCGGCTTCACCGACAACATCCCGCGCGTGCTTCCCAAGCATCTCGGCGTGGGCATTGACCTCGCACGTCTGCCGGTCCTGCCGGTGTTCAAATGGCTGGCCGCGCAGGCCGGCATCGCCGAGCTGGAAATGCTGCGCACTTTCAATTGTGGCATCGGCATGATCGCGATCGTCGAGCCCGACAAGGTCGATGAGGTCGTCGAGGTCTTCACCGACGCCGGCGAGACCGTGGCGCAGCTCGGCACCGTGATCCCTGCCGAAGGCGAGCACCGCGTCGTCTATAACGGCCACCTCGATCTGGCGCTGTGATGAAGCGCCGCGTTGCCATCCTGATCTCCGGACGCGGCTCCAACATGGCCGCGCTGATCAGGGCCGCCGCCGCCCCGGATTTCCCGGCGGAGATATCGCTCGTCATTTCGAACAAGGCCGATGCGCTCGGACTGGAAAAGGCGAGGGCGAGCGGGGTGAAGACCGAGGTGATCGAGAGCAAGCCGTTCGGCAAGGATCGGGCCGGCTTCGAGAAGGTGCTGCAGGCAGCGCTCGATCGGCACGGCATCGAGCTGATCTGTCTCGGCGGCTTCATGCGCCTGTTCACGGCGGAATTCACCAGGGCCTGGTACGGGCGGATGCTCAACATCCATCCCTCGCTGCTGCCGTGCTTCCCCGGCCTCGATCCGCACGGCCAGGCCCTGCGCGCCGGCGTCAAGCTGTCGGGCGCGACGGTGCACTTCGTGATCCCCGAGACCGATGCCGGCCCGATCGTGATGCAGGGCGCGGTGCCCGTCAGCGACCACGACACGGGGGATACGCTGTCGGAGCGCATCCTCGAAGTCGAGCACCGCATCTATCCCGAAGCGCTGCGGCTGCTCGCGACCGGCAAGGTCCGGATCGAGGGCGATGTCTGCAGAACGGACGGAAGCACGGCGTCGGAGAATTTTCTGGTGTCGCCGGTGGTGCGCTGAGCCGGGCATCTCAGTTCAGCCCCGGAGCTCGCGCCATTTGGTGTCATTTGCGACAGAGAAATATTCCGACCGTTCAATCATCCGTCTATCGCTCACGGCGTGGCAAACGGATCGAGCAGAGCTACTCCGGTCGATTCGATATCGGCGATGTTGCGCGTCACCAGCGTCAGGCCGTGGACCTTCGCTGTGGCGGCGAGCAGGCTGTCAAGAGCTATGGCTGATTTTGGGTGAC